GTTATATTATGTTCTATTTTGAAGGTCGGATGGCACAGACCAACCTCCAAATGTGGGATAAACAAAATAGTCCTATAAGGAGGGATTGGTATGGCAGATGTAACAGAACGCATCGAAAAACAAATGGAAGGAACGAACCTTGCATTGGCTGCTGTAGCAGAAGTCTTACAAAAGATGGATGCCCGATTATCTAAGGAAGAGAATGATACTTACGCACAAGCACAAGCTAATTCTCAAGAAGCTGCAAAAGCTGACCTTGTAAAGTCAATTGCAACTCAAGTACTTTCTGTTATAAAACAGGAGGCTGGTAATGGTCTCGATGTTAGTGGTGGAGAAAGAAAGGCAAAAGCAACTGGCGGAACACCCAAGAATTCTGATGATTCCGAAAGTGCTGCAAGTCCAACTACTAAAATAGAAGACCAGCAAAACACAATTCAAGCTAGTCTTAGAAAAGAAGAAGACGAAGAAGAAGAAGACGAAATAGAAGAAAAGGGTGGAATGGCTTACAAACAGGATGATGATGAAGCAGATGATGAAGCTGCTGATATGCCTGAAATAGAAGAGAAGGGAATGGATGATGAGGATGATGAAGATGATTCAGACGAAATAAAATCCATGCGGAAGCAAATTGCTAAGTTGCAAAAAGAAGTTCAAGCAACACAAGGTAATATGCAAAAAGCAGTAACTGCTGAAGCAGAAAACCGATTACGCAAAATGGGCTTTCGTGAGGAAAACGGTTTAAAAGCGCCTCAAATTACTAATGGTCTTGGTTTAGACACTACTCCATTAATTAAATCCCAAGATTCTGGGGATGTAGCTGGTCAATTAGCTGACTTGTCTTACAAGCAACTTCGTGACTTACAATACAAAATAGAAACTGGTGACACCGATGGTGTTCCTAGAGAGCTTTTAGGCTAAACTTTAAATAAACTTTAATTCCAAATCAGGAGGACAAAATCTTATGTCGAATCCAAGCTTAAGTGAATATCTGGCTCAGTCCCAAAGGGGATTGTATCAGTCTGTATTCGGCTCTGAGGCTCTTCGAAAAGCAGATACTCATTTTACAGTTGATACAGCAACAGGTATTTTTAATACAACATATGGAAGAAAGGTCTGGCAATCATTAAACAACCAGACTAGATTCTTCAACGCCATACCTAGAACGGTATGGGGAAACACAGCAGGTTGGAGGGTCAGAACAGATAGAGGTTCTGGACGTTCCCGCCCTGTAACTGAAACAGGAGCATTGCCAACAGTCGATATCTCCGACATTCAAACGGTATCTAGCTTGCCTAGAATCGTTTCAACTACATTCGGTGCCTCAGTGAAGTCAGTCTTCACAGCACAACTCGAAGGTGGTGTTGGGGACGTATTGGCTCTTGAGAATGAAAATGCTCAATTAGACCATATTAAGGAAATAAATGAAGAGTTACTTGCGGGTACTGCTTTTCTAGCATCTGGAGGGTCGACTACTACGTTTGAGGTTCCTGCGGGAGTCGCCAAGTATTTTAAAGTTGGTGACGCAATTAGTCAGTATAACGATGACCCTGCTGGACATGCCAGACAAGGTGGTTCCGTAGTATCGGCTGTTAACACATCAACTGGTGTAGTTACAGTAGCCAGTGGTGAAGCGTTTGCTGACAGTGACATTGCTTACATCTATAGTAGAGCAGGAATGACTTCCATTGATGACATAGTTATGCGTGATGGTGCGGAGGTTGGTGGTAAAACATCAAGGTCTAGAGCGTATGACTTAACAATGGCAGGACGAACTGCTGGTGGATGGAACGCTGGTGCTTCAGTTTCTTATAATGGTGGTACTGGACGAGCTTTGTCTCTAACACTTATAGACACAGCTATACAAAAGATTCGAGAAAATGGTGGAGAACCTAAGTTAATACTTTTGGGACATGACCAATACTTTAATCTTGAGCGACTACTTAACAGTAATCAGAGATACATGGGTCAGGAAGAGTATCAAGTTGGTATAGGTTCTGAAAGAACTTATCCGGGTACACGAACTGGTTTAGTACTTGCAACCTACCAAGGCATTCCAATTCTACCAGATGCAGATGTGCCGAAGTCGGTTTCAACTACGAATGCAGTATTGGGAACCAATGTCTTTGTTTTGGATACAGATTATCTTGAAATTGCGGTAGCACAACCTACTCAGTATGTTGAGAACCGTGATTACTTTGCAGCAAATGCTTTAGTTGTTAGAGGCTTACTCTACACTATGGCTGAGATGCGATGCAAGAACATATTTGTTCAATCAAAAATTGCTGACCTTAACGCATAGTTAAAAGGTTTCTTTTGGGGGAAGGGTAATTCCTTCCCCCCATTTGTTAATAAGTTGTTTACAATGTGTGAAGGTGGGAAGTTAATTCAAATGGCTACTGAAATAAATTTAGCAGTTTATATGGAACGACTAGATTCCTACATTGAAACACAATCAGCTTTAAATAACACATTATGCGCTAGTTTAGAAAAAGTACATGACGAGTTAGATAATATGCGAATGTGGAGGAATCAGATATATGGAGCTAAGGCAATTGCAATAGCCATTGGAGTTCTGATACTACACACTTCTGCTGTAATGGGAAGTTTTGTCGCTCTCATAAACTAT